TTACCTATTTAAATCTTTTATATCGTAGCTGTGTTCTCTAACTTGATCAGCTAATTGTCTGTATAAATTCTCTGCCATCTGCCACGTAGATTCTGCAGAAGTTAATCTTGTATTTTGATCTGTAAGTTTTTCTTGTGCAACTTTTAAATCTCTTTGAAGATTTACTATTTCAGTTTGATTGTTGTTGATTGTGTCTGTTAGATTAACAATATATCTAACACCAGTGAAGGTTCCAACTAATACAGAAGCTATTACCGGTACTAATATAAAATTTTTTTTGAATAGTTCTGCTATTGACATGACAAACATTCCTCTCCAGAATTTTTAGGATCATCACAGTCGCAAGTATCACAAGTACAAATACCGTAAATATCGGTGTGGAGCTCATCCAAGCAATGACATGGGTGAAAACATTTTTTACATTCATTTTTTTTCTTCGTCTCCATTAGTCTTTTCCTCTATTTCGTAAAAGAAGTTATCGGTATCTTGGGTTCGCCATTCACCACTATCTTCTACATTCCATTCATTGTTTTGTACTTTCCAATCCGGAATATTGTTTTTAACTGTAAAAGAAGGCAGGTCCCATATACATCTGTTGTTGGGTTGTGCCGCATAATTTCCATCATCTAACGCTATGATGTGTGCACACTTATGTTCGTGTGGGATCTCTGAATGATCAGTGTCTAGTATATTAGCATCTGGATGTGCCCAGTCAACTGTAAAAAGATACGCGCCATGGTGCCACTTTTTATCTTTACCAATATATTTTCCTGAAGCTGCGCTTAAAATAGCCCAACTAGTAACAGCAGGATGATAGCTAAAAGAATTCCAAAGCTCCAATTCATCCAATCGTCTTCGTGGTACGTCTTCGACTTTGAAACCGCGTTGGATAAACGCGCTAATTGGCAGGCGATAAAATATTGCACCGTTCTCCATAAGAGCGTGCCATAATATTGCACGGCCACCCATGCAGGTAATGCCAAAGATAATACAGTCTTCAACTTCTCCGTGATGTTTTTTACAATCATATAAATACTCCCTTCGTATTTGTGCATAAGTTGGTGGTATGTTAGCATTAAGATAAGCCATTACTTAATTTCACCCCAGTTAGCACCTGATTCGTAGTCAACTTTATTTGGTACTTTTAACTCCACAGCTGACTCCATTATTTCAATTATTTGTTCGGCTTTAGCATCAGATTCAACAGAGATATCTACCTCATCATGAATTTGTATGTGAGGTATTATACCATTTTCATACAAAGCTACCATACTTTTCTTTGTCATATCTGCAGCTGATCCTTGTATTAATTTGTTTAATGCTTTGTAAGTAAACGCACGTTTTAATGGCTCATCATATTCTTTTCTAGCCATTTCAAGTGGTAATGGTTTAAATATACCAAATTGTGTGGGCTGCCAAAGATCAAAGTGACACGCTCTACCTCCTAAAGTTCTAATCTTACCTCTGTCTTCTGCCTTACGGGTGACATTGTCCATAAGTTTTTTAACAAAAGGTGCTTTCGCGTGATACTGTCTTATTAATTTTTCTGCAGATTCTTTTTGCAAACCTAGTTCAGACATTAATTTATTCTTACCCATTCCATACATAAGTCCAAGGTTAATAGTTTTTGCTTGCTTACGTTCTATGCCTGCCATGTCGGCCACGACTTGGTGGAAATCAGCGTCTCCGGCGTTGTATGCCCCAACAATTTCATCAACTCCCTCTAAATTTTGCAGTTTTGCGTAATGTACTAAAATTCTAGGTTCTTGTTGTGAGTAATCAAACGATCCCCATTTAGTATTTTCTTCTGGAATAAAAATTGATCTAATCATCGGTCCGAGCTCCGGGTGCCTCGCTGGAATCTGCTGTAAGTTTGGATTAGACATAGAGAATCTACCAGTCACGGTCCCACCTTGGTCTGATCTTATTTGATTTATGTCTGCATGGATTCTACCTTTAGCAGAATGTTTTGTAATTGAATCTATAAAAGTTGTGTGCGCTTTGTTTATCTCTCTTGCATCTGCAATTGATCTAGCTAATTCATGCGGATGGTTTTGTAAAAAGTTTTTAGTAAAGCTAGGCTCATTACTTTTTTCTGTCCTGTCATAAGGAAGTTTTAATTTGTCAAACGCTTTAGCGATACTTCTTGCTGCATGTATCTCTACATCAATTCCTGTTAACTCTTTGATTTTACTAATAATTTTAGACTCACGCTCCATTAAATTTTTCTTTAATTTAGCTGCATGTTCAAGATCAACTCTTACACCTTTGAATCTCATATCAACTAGACAAGGAAATAGTTTTGTCTCCAGGTTAAACACATCCATAAGTTCTTGATTAACAAGTTCTATACTTAATCGCTGCCATAGTTTTAATGTAGCTTCAGCATCACGTTCAGCATATTCTCCTACATACATTGCAGGAAGTTTATACATTTCTGATTTAGGATTTACTGAATAACTTTTAGCTGCTTCTTGTAATACTTTTTCATCTTTACCAATACCAACATAAAATTTAGCTAACGTGTTTAATGCATAAGATAATCTATTCTCATCTATTAAAGACGCTGCAATCATAGTGTCAACAATCTTACCTCTAATTTTTATACCTGCCTGTCTTAACCAGCAGACGTCATACATTGCATTGTGAAATATAAAGGTAGTTTTTTCTTGATTAACTAGGTCCTGGACCCACTCTAAAACAAGCTTTTTATCCATATTTCCACCACCTTCGTGTCCTATAGGATAATAGCCTGACCAACCTTCTACAGCCACCGCAACGCCAGCAATGTGGCCTCTTCCTATAACATTACCTGATCCTAGAGTAGTAAGTTCTGGATCACATGTTTCTAGGTCAATAGCTACTTCTTTAGCTCCTGATAAATCTTTTAGTTCGTGTGGTGCAACCCATTCAGTTTCGGGTGCAAACAAAGGCATTTGGGTTCTTCTCATTTATAGTCTCTCTCCTTCACCATTTCTAGATAATGTATAGCCTTATCTATATCTTGTATGCCACCCTTGGTTGAGTGCCTACATATATACTTTATAGCGTTGCCTTCTGCAAAAAGCAACTTATTTGCGTTAATAAATTCTGCAGGTTGAATGGCCATGTACATATAATGGGTCCCACCTACCTGCTTAAACATTGATTCTAATTCACTAACCTTAACATCATCATTAACAACTCCTTTTTTCTTTAACTCTTCATATAGTTTTTTTTTCATTTTCTTGATCCTTCCCTTATTTTTCCTGTTTTATCTACATAAATCATATTTATAATTTTTGTAAATTTTTTGTTGCGTCTTGTTCTTGCAATTCGGCATCCTTTTTTTGGTCCTGTTAATCTAAAATTTTCAGATTTAACTTCCCAACATTTTACTTCACCTGTTATAGGATTAAATGTTATTAAATCTACAGGTCCAGTGCATTGACAAGAATCAAAAACATCTAAACCTTTTTCTACAAAATAACAAATAGCTATCTTTTCTGATAAAGTTCCTCTCCTACTTTTATTCATAATACATAAGCCCTATCAAAGTTTTTAGGATCTAACACATGCAATTCACGTTTCGCTCTCGTCGCGCCAGTATAAAATAATCTATGTAATTCATCTGGATCATGACTCATAGTTTCTAGTGCTGCACCTGTAAGATCTTGTAACAATAAAACATTATCAGCTTCTCCTCCTTTTGCTGCATGTATGGTTGACATTTTAATACGAGGATTTTTATTTATCTGCTCACCATTGGCTCTCATATTACGAATGTAAGTTTCTGTCATTGGATCTAAACCTTCAAAAGACTCAAACCAAACAGCAGATACTAATAATCCATGTTGCTCTTGACATTCTTGTAGTGTATACTTCGCGTCCGAATGTAAAGTTTTACCCTTTTGAAACCCAGGTAATACATTAGCTCCAAGATACTGATAAATATTTTTAATCTCTAAATGATTTAATTGATCTCCTTTACGCCAGTGTTCCCAATTATTTAATGCAAGTAATAACTTTAATGATACAGAATTTATTCCTTTGTATTGATAATACCATCCTTGAATCTCACACAAATCTTTAGCATCATCTAAAAAATAATTAGCAGAAGATAATACTAACCAGTTACCTGTACTCATATCTACCTGCGTTATGTCAGAATATCTTTTTAATAATCCTACTTCTTCTCTTGGTTTATATTCTTTATCGAATCTATTTTGTACTTTGTTAATAATGTTTTGTGATAATTCATGTATAGGTCCACCAGGTATACGATAGGATTGATCTAATATTTTAATATCATCAACTTCTTCTTTAAGTGCTATGAAGTGATCTACATCTGCACCGGCCCATTTAAATATAGCTTGATCGTCATCGCCGGCAATATAAGTTTTTTCTGCTCTTGCCCAAATCTTTCTTACCATTTCCCACTGCAATAAAGATAAGTCTTGTGCTTCATCTATAAATAATACCTCAAACTTATTAAGAGTTTCTTTTAATAAAAAGTCTTCTATTAAATCATTAAAGTCTTTTAGATTTTTTTCTTTTTTAAATCTATTTAGTTCTTCCGCTAATAAAAATAATGTGTTTCTTTCTATGTCTATAATATTTTTTCTAGAGTCATAGTATTCTAGTAAGTCCATGCGCTTAACTGCAGCTGTATTTATAATAGTTAGGTACTCGTTATCAGAATTAAATGTACCATCTTCTGTAGAAAATTTTGCAGTCTTAATTGGTATGCCACATTTTTGTCCAAATTCTCTATAGTCTTCTATCTTCATCATTTTTTCTTTAGTCATGCCTAACTGATTAAATGCGTAGGAATGTAGAGTCCTAAAGAAGGGTAAATCGTTCTCTTTATCTAATCCAAACTTGTCTGCAGCACGATCAGCCGCCTCTGTTGCGGCTTTTTTAGTAAACGAAAAGTACCCAATTTGTCTAGGTCTAATCCCGTCCTTCAGGAATTCGTCCACCAAGTTTAATAACGTTGTTGTTTTTCCGGTCCCTGGCGGCCCTAATATTATCGTTTTCATACTTCTTTAACTTCCTTTCCGCTATTTCTAGCTGTATTAATGTTAGTTCTAGTTCTTCTTTTAATTCTTGTATTATTAATCTAAATCTTAAATGCCAGTTAACTCCTACGTCTTTGTCATATTTCATTAAAAATCCTCTTGTTGATATGGTATTTTAGATACTGCAGCTTCTAATTTTTTCATAGTTTTAATCTTAACTACTCTCGGCTGTTGTTGTTTAATTCTCAATCTAGTTTCTTCTACAAAAATTCCTTCTAATCTTTTAATTAAATTACCTGTCTTAACCTTATCCATGTCCCAGTTATTTTTTTTAAGAAATGCATAAAAGTCTTCCATTCTAAAATATGTAAAGCCCTCTTCTGTGTATGGAAGTTTATTAAGAACATCGTCCATGGTTCTGGCACTTTGTCTGTTAGTAGTCCAGTCTTGTAATAATCCTGTAATTTCATTAGTAGGATTTAAAGACTCTAGTGGTTCTACTGATTGTAAATTTTGCATCATGGGTTTTAAAAAATGTTGTTTCCAATCTTTTGGTTTAGGTACAGGTACAACCAAATTAGCTTGATCTAAACATGCTAATGCAAACAAAGGTGGACTATAAAGTTGTTCTGATTTTAATTCTATTCTAGTTTTATCTACATTTAAAAACCATTGTGGTGGTGTTGATGTATATTTAGTCAAACTTCCTAACACCGGCATTTCTTCTTCACCAAAACCTACACCAAATCTTTTAGTTCTACATAAACCAGACTGACATACTGCATTGATGGGTGCATCTTTACATCTATACTTGTCATAACCTTTTCTGTTAACTGATTTAATTAATTGTTGTACCTCATTATTACTTAATGCAGGGTCCATATATTTTGAATTAGCTTTTACAATTTCATCTTCCCATGTATCAGGGTTTGATTGTTTATAATATACTGCAATATTAAATAGTGCATTGTTTCTGGAACCCTCACCAAAACCTGTTGATGCTAATTTGTTTAAGCAAGGAGGTCCTCCAGGAAATGCTTCTTCTATTTTTTTTTCTTCTGTCTTAATTTTTTCGACTTCTTCTTTGCTGCAACTGTAAACATCATAGAGCTTATAAAATTCCTCAAGTGTACAACTGGAGCCAATATCGTTGATAGCATACCGTAGTCCTTTCATTTGATTGTGGTAAGGTAAGTTTAAAAAGTTTCCAGTGTCACCACGTTCCACTAAAATTTCTGTTTGTTTAGGAAATATTTCAGAGCCTTCATAACCAAGTATGATAGACATT